TGGAACTTCTGGTTCACAAAACGTAGTATTTAAATATGTTTCTGGATCAGGGACTTCTGCTACTATTTCAAATGGTAAAACTATTTTAGCATATGCAAAAGCAGATGATGGTACAAATCCAAATATTGTATCAGTTGAATTTGGTGGAGATGTTGTTGATGATACATCACCACAATTAGGTGGTGATTTAGATGTTAATGGAAATGATATTGTATCTACTTCAAATGCAGATATTGATATAATTCCAAATGGAACAGGGGATGTTAATCTTGGTGCTGATACAGTTCAACTTGGAGATAACAACGCTGATGCTACATTAACAACTCAAGGAACTGGGGATTTAATTTTAAACACAAATAATGGTACAAATGCAGGTACAGTTACACTTGCAGATGGTGCAAATGGAGACATGACTTTAGCTCCAAATGGCACTGGTAGAGTAAAAATAACTAACGCAACATCAAGCTCAACACAAATCGCAACTACTGATGGAAAAGGTATTGTCTTATCCATGGTTTTCGGGTATTAATATAAAAGGAGAATAAAAAATGGCAACACCGAATCTTGTAAATATAGCAACGATCACACCTAAAAACGCTATGGGTAGTTTATCTGATACAAACAGAACTACTATGATAGACGTTCCTGCAGAAACTGCAGTGAGAATTGACACAATATTAATCGCAAACATTGATGGTACTAACGCTGCTGATGCAACAGTAGAAATTAGTAATGACAATGGTTCAACTTATTATAAAATCGCAAGCACAATTTCTGTGCCTGCAGATTCAACATTAGATTTAATTAGTAGACCAATCTACTTAGATGAAACAGATTTAATAGCTATAACAGCTGGTGCTGCTAACGATTTAGCTTTTCACGTTTCTTATGTAGAAATGGTAGATTAATTTTAAGGAGGAAAGATAATTTATGCCAAGAATAATTAAACCTGCACCAGGGACTTTTACAGCAGCAACTGTAACAGTTGATTCATCTGGAAGAGTTATTGCTGCTTCTTCAGGAGCCGGAGGAGAAAAAAACATGCTTCCAGCTTACGCTGATGTAGCTACACCTAATGGTGCTAATGGAACTTACACTGCAAACTCAAGTGCAACACAGATTTTTGTTTATCTTCGTGGAGCAGGAGGCGGCGGAGGTGGTTCGGCAGCATCGCCAGGAAGAACTGGCGGCTATGGTGGTTTTGGAATTTGGTCTGTGCCAGTAAGTGCCCCTTACGCTGTTCCATATGCTTTAGGATCAGGCGGAACTGCAGGTGGAGGTAATAACACTAACGTTGCCGGAAATCCGGGTGGCGCAGGAAATGCTAGCTCTTGGAATACAAATACCGCTATCGCAAATGGTGGAGGAGGTGGTACATATAATGGTGGTCCATCTGGAGGAACAGGAACTGCTGGGACTGCCCCAGGTTCACAACAAGATCTTACAAACCCTAATTCAACGCCCTCATCATCAGCTTTTATTTATGAACAAGTTCCACCTTTAATTACTTTTGCAACTGGTTTTGTACCGAATACAGATACTAATTATATAGCAAGAACTAAAACTGCCGGAAGAGGTGGTAATGGTGGTGTAACACCAACAGGAAATGTTAGAAATGGACATGTTGGAATGGGAGGAGCCGTATTTGTATACGAGAATTTAGGACAATAATATGGCAAAATTTATTTTTACTTCACATGTTGAAAAAGCTAATCTGTCAAGAGCTGGATTAGATGCAGATATTAATCTTACAGTTCCTGATTTAAGTCTATATGTTGTAAAAGATGTAGCAGATGAAGATTATGAATCTGTTTTATCTGGTACAAAAGTATTTAATATTTCTGGTGAAGAAATTACATTTACTGATCAAGTAACAAATTTAGCTGGTGAAACAGTTTTACCCATTAATGATTCAAGTGCATTAGTTGAAAAAGAAGATTTTAAAGGAAAAGTAGAATTTTGGATAACTAATCTACAAAATAAAATAGATTATTTACCTGCTGGTCATTCTAAATTAAATAGAGCAAATGAAACAATTGATTTTTTAAAAGCAATTGATTTTGATAGTCTTTCTTACCCTGTCGCAGACGTAGATAAATATTTAAACGATAATAATAAGTATATAAACTACGCAGTTCTTTAATTGACTTTTTTATAATTTTTATATATAAACATTTTTATAAAGGTATAAAATGTTTAGTAGTAAAATCATAGAGTTTCAACACTCAAAAAATGCATCAAAAATTTTAAATGATGTTCTTCCAGAACCTGCATCTAAATTAGTTCCTGATTGGTATAAGAAACTTAAACATTCTATAAAATTAAAAACTGTAAAAGGATGTATTCCTTTTTTAGATACTTTAACATCAGGTTATATTTTAAAAATGCCTCAAGATTTTTTAGTAAACCATAATTTTTATGACGAAAGAATTAAAGACTTTGATTCTTATTTTAAATTTTCTTATGGAGCTGTTGCTGATTATGTTGTGCAAAAAGATTTAAATTTAAACACTAATAATAAAGAAATTCATCCTACTGAGCAATTAGGAAATGAATGTCCTTTTCATAAAAAAAATAAAAATCTACCTTATTATAAAATTTTAAATCCTTTTATTATAAAAACTCCTCCGGGGTACTCTTGTTTATTTGTACCGCCCTTAAATAATACCGACGATAGATTTAGTATTATTCCAGGAATTGTAGACACAGATTCTTTTCCTAAAGAAGTTAATTTTCCAATAATTATTAATGGAGATAAATATCCAAATTTATCAACAACAATAGAAAGAGGAACACCTTATGTTCAAGTAATACCTTTTAAAAGAGATAATTGGAAAATGAAAATTACATCTTATAAAGATCCTAAAATAGAAGAATCTTTTTTAGTAAATAAATCATTAATAAATAATTATAGAAAATATTTTTGGAAGAGAAAAAAATGGATATAAAAAAATACATAAAAGTATTTGATAATTGTTGTAAATTAGAACAAGTAGGTAATTTTTTAAAATTTATAAACAATAAAGTATCTTTTGACGATGCAACAATTATTGGTAATGGAAATAAACCTGTTCTTAATAAAAGTGTTAGAAATACAAATATTTGGACTCCATCAGATAAAAATTTAAGTGATATTCATTGGTTAAATTTTTATACAGCTTTGTTTAAAAGTCATTGGCAAAGATATGAGCAAGAGTTAAATATAAATACTTGTTCATCAGGAATGAACAGACTCTCAGTTCTTAGATATCAAGAAGGAGGTTTTTATAATACTCATACAGATTATCATCTTAAAGAACCTAGAAATTTAAGTATAATATTTTTTTTAAATGACGATTATCAAGGAGGCAGTCTTTCTTTTAAAGATCCTGGTAATTACAAAAAAACTATTTTAGAAATAAAACCTAAATCAGCTAGAATGGTTATGTGGCCATCAAACTTTTTGTACCCACATCAAGTAACAAAGATATTAAAAGGAGTGAGATATACAATTGTAGCATGGATACGTTAAAAAACTTTACTTACAAAACAATACCAAATTTTTTAAATAAATCAGAAATTAAATTGGTTAAAGATTATTGTATTCTTGGACATAAAAATAATAAACATAGTTTTGATACTGTACAAAATGATAACGGAGATACTTACTTTTATAAAGATCCTTTAATAGAGTGTTTATTAATTAATAAAAAACATTTATTAGAAAAAGTAGTTGGAATTGATTTAAATGAAACTTATTCTTTTTGGAGATGTTATACATGGGGAGCAAAATTAAAAGAGCATACAGATAGACCATCTTGCGAAATTAGCGCAACCGTTTTTATAGATTCTGATGGAACTGATTGGCCAATATATATGGGAGATAAAGCAATTAGTTTAAACGTTGGAGATGCCATAGTTTATAAAGGTTGTGATTTAAAACACAGTAGAGATGAATTTAAAGGAGATTATCATATTCAAGCTTTTTTACATTATGTAGATAAAAATGGTAAATACGCAGAACATAAAGGAGATCAATTACATGAAAATAATGCAGGATGATAAAGGAAATGGATACTTAGTTTTTAATAAAACAGAAATAAAACTTCTTAATAAAAAACCCTATTTAACATTAAATGTTGAATTTTTAAGAAGGTTTGCAAATAATTTAATGCATATAACGATGAACATTGCAAAAAAACAACCAAAAAAATTAAATAAAATTTTTAAAAAAATTAAATCTAGATCTAATGAGGAAATTAAAACAAAGTAAAATCTACAAAATCATACCTTAATAAAAGACTTTCCTCACATAAAAATCTATAATATAGTGTAAATATGCTACAAAAAATAGGATTTCAGCCAGGTATAAACAAACAAATTTCAGAGACTACAGCAGAAGGTCAATGGATAGATTGTGATAATGTTAGATTTAGATATGGTACACCTGAAAAAATAGGTGGTTGGAAACAGCTAGGAACCGATGATTTAACAGGAGCTGCTAGAGGGTTACATCATTTTGTAAATAGTTTAGGCAGAAAATATGCTATTATTGGTACAAACAGAATTTTATATGCTTATTCAGGTGGTGTGTTTTATGACATACATCCTATTAAAACTACAACAACTCTTACAAATGCATTTAGTACAACTAATGGATCAGCAGTTGTAACATTAACTTTTTCTACTGCACACAATATTGCTGCGGGTGAAATACTATTATTAGATAACTTTACTACAATTACAGGATCTGATTTTAGTGCATCTGATTTTGATGATAAAAAATTTATGGTAACATCGGTGCCATCAACTACAACACTTACAATTACAATGCCATCAAATGAAACAGGGTCTGGTGCAACAACATCAGGTGGTATTAGAATGAAACATTATTATCCAGTAGGACCGGCTGTACAAGCAAAAGGTTTTGGTTGGGGTTTAGGATCTTGGGGTGGAGAAGAAG